AAGAAGTGTTTGTTCAGTCGCTCGTTGGTGGAGATCAAATAAAACTCTTGCAAGTCCTGGCTGCCTTCTACACAGCTGGCCCAACGAATCATGAGATAGTTGGAGAACTTTTTGCGTTCCTCATCTGTGAGTTCGCGATAGAAGTTTCTGTTTTTGCGATCCAATTGTCGCATCTCATTGGCAATGTTTAGTTTATCGCTCATCTACTTTGATTAGTTTGTATATCATTATAACACGTTCCAAGGCATCTTGTAAAGCAGGCGTGGTCTTGGCCAGTCGCCGAATGTCCGCCCACATTTTATTTTCCTGGAGGTGATCAAACAAGGGCCTGCCATCTGATGTTCTGCTATCGTGGTCGATATGATGTCCGTTTACTGGATCATATGAATGGCCTATTAACCGTCGGGTGCTGGGCTCGGCACCTGACTCACGGGCATACACTTCATTGCCCACACGTTCATAGACGTAAGAGGCACCAGGTTTAAGAGTTCCCATACTTGTAGCCATATTGAGTGTGTGCCCAGCGTAGGAAACGTTCTAAGCCTTCTTTGTCTTCTGGATAACTTTCCAAGTAAATCTTGGCCAAGCGATTGACGATTTCAAATATTTGTGGTTCAGTGTATGCCATGTTACCAACTTTTGTTGTAGTCTACTATCTCACAGTTGCGACTGATGTCTTTCACAAAGTACACACAGTCTGGATCAGGATCATCATTCAATGGTACAGCAAGTAACTGCCCATTCTTTAGCTTGGGTGCATACCACGATACTTCATGATACACATCCAAGATTTCAATGTCCGGGAAACTGGGGCGAAAACTTGTGAGTGGATTGAACTGAAACACTCTAAATCCACGGTCGTTGATTGATGTTAGTGGCAGCACTTCCAAGTCACCTACTTCTGGTTCGCCTATGAGTATCTGCCAGTCCATGGGCATCTTGATGGTGTTTTCTCCAATGCGTAGCACAAGTGCAGGAGCATTGAAACTTTCTAAAAAGATTAGTGGAATAAAATGATAGTCTGGCTCTTGTGGATTTGAGTTGTCTAATATGGCAAATCGCATGTCATCTACTTCTTCAGGCAAATGATCTAGGTCGTAATGAATGTTGTCTAAGGTTAAAATTCGCATGTGTTTAGTTTACAGGGTTTGTGTCAATAAGTCAACCGCCAGTTGCGTATCTGCGGATCATAACGAAACTCAATGTCAGTGGTGGCTCCCATGATGTGTTTGCTGATATTGCCAAACCAAACATCTCTACAGTCCATTATTATCTCGCCGTATTTGGCTTGCCAAAACAACACCACATACATGCTTTGTCGAAATTTTTTGACATCATTGAAGGGAATAGTGACAGTGATGTCTGACTCGTTGTTGAGTTGATTCAAGTCAACTGTGATTGGCTGAGTTTGATAATATTTTGTCAGTTTTAGATCAGTAAACTGTGGCAACATTGTAAACAATCTATTGAGTTGATTGGCCCGGTAACGTGTGTCAGATAGACTGTACTGTTGTTGAAAATCAGTATTGATGATGTTGGCGAAGGCAGGATCAACTTCAATGTCAGGCTGGTATTCAAATGCTTCTGATTCAGATTGGTCCACAACAAATATTGGATGCATTTGATACACTTCTGCGTGAATTTTAAACTGGCCGGGTATAAATTCACCGCCGTGGCGTTGTGCATGGTTGGATAATTTTATCATGTCTTCGCCAAATATTTGTGTGTTGATAGTTTCTGACACGTACACATCTGCTCGGATGTCAAGGTTGAGAAAATCCCCGTGGATCAATTCAATGCGGTCGGTCATCTGCAATTTTTCAATGATTGATTTGGCATATTGATATCTTTGCAAATCTCTTTCAACTGCAATCACGTGCTTTGCTCCAGCATGTGCTGCCAGCACACTCAAAAATCCAGTGCCTGCGCCAATATCGCATACTGTTTTTCCTGGAACTGCTACTTCAATTGCAGCTTTATAAAAAATATTTCGTCCAGTGTCATTGAGCATGGGCATGAATATTCCGTCGTCGTTTAACCGATCCATGCTCATAATTCAATCTCCAAAGGGTATTGCATGATCACACCGCAATCTAGTGTTTGATGTACCACTTGCCAGCCTTGTGCTTTTAAGTAAACCACAACAGGTCCGCATTTGCCAATCCAGCAATCGTTGATGCAGTAAGTGTCATCCATAACTATCGTGCTATGCCGATTCAAACAACCACGCAGTGCAAGAATCTGTGCCATGTGTTCTGTTTGACAGGCCTGGTTACTCATTACTTGTCCACGACTGTTGTATTCTTCCATTTGCCTTTGTATAGCCGGACGTATGTCATTTATGTCCCAGATATAATCAAAATTGTCCAAGTACAGGCATGCAATATCTGTGGGCATGCTGCCAAACTCCTGAGCCCATGCACTGCCCGGAGACACAACAAATTCCACATCAGGCAATTGTGTTTGATATTTGTTTTTTGCTGAGGCAGAAATGTCCACACTGATCAACTTGGTGCCATGCAACTTGGCCAGTCTGTCCAGTTCATGTGTGCTGCCTTCGCCGCGTTCTGAACCGATTTCTACAAACACACCCGAAGTTGGTTTGACAAAGTTTTTTATTTCTTTAAATATGGTGCCCATTGCGGTTGTCCTTGATGTATCGATCAATGTTGGCAGCAACAATTTCTTGCGTGGCACGATCTGTGTGAAATGGGGTATCGTAGTCATTGTTGGCGTCGCTGAATTCATAGGCCACTGCACCTATTGCTTGGTCATTAAATTTTATTGGCAAGATGCCGTGTTCTATTGTGCGCTTGTGCCAGTAATCAAACAACCATCCATCAATGACCTGTTGTAGTCCTTCATCAAACATGTATTTGATACGCAGCTTCAATGCCAACACCTGTTCGTTACTCAACAAAGAATTTTGTTCTACACCTTGCACCGCAGTAGGCAACACTGAAGAGTCTTGATTTCCCACCAGATTGCTGTGCGTAGACGGATGATGCACGTTGTGATAACAAAAATTTTTCAAACCGCGTTGGTTATCAAAACCCGACCTTACAAATTCAAATCTTGCCGACCATGTTTGATTGTACACAATTACATCTACTTGTTGATTCACAGCTTCCTGTATCTGAAACGCTATGGCAGTGTTGCTGAACCCGCCGTGTGCTAGATGCAATACTTCATAGTCATACACATCTTCTAAAATTTGACTGAAGTGCGCACGTTTTCCTGCACCTGTTTTGACCAAATCTTCAGTGCAGGCTGTACAAAAGCTATCTCCGCATACTGCTATTTTCATGCCAGTTTCATCCAATCTAATTTTTCTTGTGTGAAGGGATAGTTGGCTTCTCGGTAGAATTGTTTGCGCTTGGTCAAATGACGCTTGGCAAATTTACATGTCGATGTTATGTCCCAGATTTGAACATGATCTTTGTCTTCTGCTTTGCGTATACCACGACCGATTGACTGAATAACACGCACAAAACTTTTACCAGGTTCAACAAGCACAAGATTAAAAATCCTAGGAATATTGATACCAACCGCTGCCACACCATAGGTGGCCACGATAATTTTATCAGTTGCCTCGGCCACTTCATCATATTCGGCTTGTCTCTTTGCTCCTTTGGTTGCACCTGACACAAATACTGCTCGGTCTCCCAGTCGTGCAACCAGTTGTCTACCACATTCAGTACGGTCTACCAGCACCAAGGTGTTGCCTGTTTCGTTGACTTGACGCACCAAGTCTGCCATGGTGTCCAGTCTGCCAGACTCTTCCAGCAGATATTTAAGTTCGCTCTGATAGTCCTTGTACTCTACATGATCAATCAACTGCACAATGTTCACATGGCAGTTGGCCAGCACACCCTGTTGTTGCAGTTCACTGGCGCTGAGCCGGCCAATCACTGGACCTAAACTGACCAACAGTGCTTGGCTCTCAAACTTCTCTTTGGGCACAGTTCCAGTCAATCCCCAGCGAATTGGCACTGTCGCCATAACACCTGTTAACAAGGTTTTGAGTGCATCTGCTTTGGCCATGTGTACTTCGTCCACAATAACACACACAACATCTTCAAGAAACTCACCTATGGTACAGTCACCTACTCCTGCTTTGGTGTTCTTCAACAAGTTATTTAGACTCTGCCATGTACATATTGTGTGCCGACGTCCGTATTCTTTTCTATCACCAAAGTACACACCAACATCTTGTTGCATGTTGATGTAGTCTGCTTCGGTCTGTGTCACAAGACTCTTATTAGGTACAATAACGATTGAGCGCCCATAAGGTGCCACTGCATTGCTCAAGGCCGCTGTCATAATTGTTTTACCTGCACCTGTGGCCACTTCCTGTATGCACTGTGGATTGGCCAAGAAGTTGTTGATGATCTCTACTTGATAGTCGCGTAGGGTGATGGGCTCACCTGCGGCAGGATGTGTTCGGGGCCATTTCACATGTTCAAAACTTGTTTCAGTCACTTGCTCAAAATTGAATGTGTTTGAATAGTCGCGTTGATCATCCAGTTCAATATCGTAATTGAGTCGTTCCAAGATGGGCATGATCTCTGGCAACAGATTCACATAAGTTGACCCGCCCAGTTGGAAGTAGGCTACTTTGCCGTCCCAGCGTCCTAAACGCACTGCTGGCAAATAACGTGCGGCAGGGTTTTCATATTTGAACGCATTGACTAGAGCTTTGCGAGCATCCAAGTCTAGTCCTTCAATCTTGATGTTTACTTCATCTCGAATTATTATTGTTGCTTGTTTCACAGTATGTTTACTTCACGCACAAGTTGTTGTGACCTTATTTGAGAGATTAGTTCTTGTTGAGTTCCGGTGTATTCTAAATCTGCCACAGGAAATCTCAACGGTTGTGCTTTTACATTATACACACTTTCAATGCTGTGAGCAAGGAAAAACTTTTGGTGTTGCTCAATGTATTGTTGCATGCCGGACAGTTTTTGATTTAAGTCTTGATTATAAAATGCCACATTAAAATCTGCACTGTAGTGGCCGAATGGCCGGAATGCATCATCTTTTATGTATATATCATTGTCGTGTGCAAGGTCTTCCACAGTCTTGCCAATCTCACAGTAGTTGAGATACACTGTGCCAAATTTGATTTGTAATTCGCCATGTGTTTGTATTGTTTCAACGTCTAACTGTTTGGTCTTGGGCATGCCAAACCAAGTACAAACGAATCTTGGGCAAGGTGCAGCCATGGCTGCTTCGCATCTGTGTACTGCTAAATTTAAATTTGCCAATGATTGTCTAACTGTGTCAGGTGCTGAGTGCCAGTATTTGGATGTTTGTTGATTTAGTAGACCGTGGTAGCGTTCAAATATATTGTGCAAATAATTGAGACCATCTTGTGTGTATTCAAACTCACGATTAATAACGCATTGATGACTGTTTATAGTAGCAATGCATTGTTGAATCATGTCAACTGCACGTTGTTGTTCTTGTTGAACAGTGTCAAATCCATAAAACCTATCTGGATTGTCCATGGGCCAAGTATGCCGCTTGCTCATGCGTTCAATCCACAACTCAGCCAAGGGTGTGTCTCTTATGTTAAAACACAATTCAAAATTGTTGGCCAATGTAATTACAAGACGCTGAGGCATAACACAGTATATACTCTTGCAAAACAAAAGTCAAAAAAACAGGCTCCGAAGAGCCTGTTGTAAAAACCCAGGGCGGAGCCAACCAATCCCCGGGGTAAAACTCAATCAAGTAACAAAATAAGAAATGCCAACAAAAATGCAAAGCCAATGTGCCCTAAAAATATTAACAGTAGCACAATAAGCCAAGCCATGTCAGGCACTCTTCATGCAAGTAGTCTCAGCCATGCGCTTCCAGTTGCCTTCAAAGCTCTTGCGCAAGTCTGCAATCTTCAGGGCCATGCGCAGGCTCATCTCACGCAAACGATTTTGGTTTGCTTCCATGAACTCCACAATCTCGTCTTGCACACAAGGTTCAAAATCATACTCTTGGAACAACACGCCATCCTTGGCAATCTGCTTGATACGCAACACTTTGTCACGCATGGTGTCAAGTGTCAAGTCCAAGTAGTGACAGCGACTTTGCAGTGCATCCAAGTGATCACGCAATTTCTGCGACTTCATGCCATCAAACTTCAAGTTGGTAATAAAAATTACACTACCTTTGAACTCGAAACGATCTGGGATGCCTTCGCGACGCAGAGCACTGGACTCACTCAACCATGAAATGGTACGCTTTTTACCTGAGTCCAAGGCACCCTTCAACAAGTTCAAGGCCACGTCGTCAAGCAGGATGCTGTCACAGTCATCAAACACCAACACACAATTACTGTCTGAGTATTTGTACAGGGTTTGGTACAGGCCAATAGGTGTTGCACTACCTTTGACAACTTCGGCACGGAGGCGCTTGCCTGCCAATTTGTCAAACAAGGTGGCCTTTTCAATCTCTTGCTCAACGCCAAACGATTTGCCAACTCCGGGCGGACCTGACACAATCATAGCACGGATGTCACCGTTGACACAGGCCTTTGTCATCTCATGCAGGATGTCAAAACGCTCACGAATACGTGTCATGATTTGTTCTTCTGTTTCAGCTTCTGCTTGGGGGGCAACGAATGCCACTGTATTTTCTTTGCTCACTGCTTCTCCA